GACTTATCTATCAAAGTTCTTGGATCTCTATCAGGATCGGCAAATCTGCTTCCACTGGATGCTTCAAATACTCCATAAGGTTGCCGTTCGTATGTGTATCCTACACTAGGAAATCCTTTTGCTGTTTGAGAAACATCCACAACTCTCGGGGAAGATGCAAATCTTCCTGTTCTATTTTCTAAGGCAGGAAATCCCATATTTTTTCTGACTGTTTGAGGCAATTTTGAATTTATCAAAGTCATTAAATTTATTGGTGACTGTTTTCTCTGCTCTCGTTTTCCTGCTTGTACAGGAGCTGTTTTTGTAGTGCCAGAAAGACTAGTTCCTTTAGCTCCTTTGGTGTCCTTTTTTATAGAAGTTCTTTTAGCTTTTCTAGTTCTCTTTTTCTTTTTTATACCTACTTTTCTACCCGGCATATCCGCAAAAGAATTTTCTATATGCTGTTCTATATCATCTATATAAGAAGGAGAGGCAGGATCTGAGGCAAAACGTACTGCAACATCAGCTATAGCTGCTTCTAACTCTTGTTCGATATTTTTTAGGTCTTCAGGCACATCTTCTACTGCCCTATTTCCTCCACTGAATTCAAGCCCTACTTCTGTTACTTCTTGGCCTCCAATTTTTTTCTTTGGCTTTAATCTCTTTAGACTAAATTTTAAGCTACCAGAAAGTTGTTTTATGTAGTTTTGTACAACCTCATTTCCGTCTTGATAACCTCCAATTAATAAATCTCTGGCCTCAGAAGCTCTTTGAGTTTGAACTGCGGAGTTGCCCATATGTCCAATATCTAAAAAATCATTCTTATCAATAGGCTGCAGTATTTTTGTTTTATTATCTTTTGATATTTCTCGTTCTCTTACTCCTGCACCTTTAAGTAAAGTATTTAATTCATCAACAAACTCTTTCTGCGCGGCTTGTTTAATACTTTTAAAAGCTGAAAAAACATTTCGTGTTTCTCCTTCTTTACCAGGTTTTACACTGAAAACTACAGATAAATTTCTCTGTCCTCGTGCCCCTTTAACTTTATACTCCGTACTATGATATACGTTAGTATTACTAGCAAACTCCCTAGGATTCAAGGCATCTACATATTTTGTAAACATGTCTCTTGTGCCAGAAGTAACTTTATCTTTTATATTTCTGGGTACATCCTTATACTTTCTTCCCATGGCTTTTGCAACAGCTTTTCTAACATCCGCTACTATTAGTTTCTCATCAAGAACTATAAAATGCGCCCTTTTATCAGACTCTAGTGCTCTATACTCAGATGAGGAAGCTCTTACCTTATTCTGGATATCTTGTAATAGCGCAGTTAACGTTGCCTTGGCCATTAAAAGTTTTTATATAAGTCTAGTACTCTTTTGATGTGATCGGGAAAAGCCACATTATCTCTTTGAGTAGTAGAGCTTTGATTTTGTATAGATGCTCCGCCAAGAGTTCGTCTCTCTTTATGCTCATCTTTTAGATAATATGTAATTAGATCAACAACAGCAAGTTTTAAATCACTAGGAGTTTCACTGTATCCTGCTTTGTAAGTTATTTTTACTGCGCCAACGCCATGCTTCCAATTAAGACGAGAGCCAGACTCATTAGTTCGTATAATGCTATCGGTGCTTGTATCAAGATAATATTGATACGCTCCTGTAGTGAGTGTAGCGTACGATTGATCATATCCTCCTCTCTCTTGCACAGTTACGACACTTACAATAGGACTTTCTGTCAGTTGCACTGCAAAAGTATCCCAATAAATATCGAAGTCTTCAACTTTGTTTGAAGAATAAAAATCTACAAAACTATTTCCACAATAGGTTTTTACTAATTCACTCACAGAAGGAATAATACGAGAGATACGCAAGTCCTCTTTAGGGCTTCCGATACCTTCTATATCTTTATAATCTGATAATGTAATTAAATCTGCCATAAGTAAATTAGTAAAAACCTGGGGAAGCCGAAGCTCCCCCAAGTTTGCTGGTTATTAAGACTGGAAGTTAATTCGAACTGAAGGCTGGTCAGCTGAAGCGCCGGCCACGATTTCTTCAAATCCGAGTGATTGAGTCGCAACGATAACACGTCGCTGATTCATTACTTCGTAATCCTGTTCAACCGTAACACCACGTAGACGTGGAATTACATAGTTACGGGCATAAACTGCTACTGCAGCCATGTTACCGTTGGTGTTGTCTGCGGGGAATTCCTCTGATACAACAACTGGAGAACCGAACACGGCTCCAATCGTACCAGTGATTCGTACCGCTAGATCTGATCCTACTTCATCCAGAGTTTGGAATGCAGAATCAGACAACAGATCATAGTAGCTAGCTGAGCTAACGATGTACGTTACATCGGAAGGATTCAAGCCATACTTACCCATTGCCTTACGTGCGGTCAATAAGTTAGCAGCCGTTAACAGGTCACCATCAGAGATGTCCATGTTGTCAGTGCCAGACAACGTTGCATTTGCGGCAAAGTCTGCAAGACCTGCAGGTGCGCTTGAGTTACCATTCAAGATAGCATTCTCAACTGCACGACCGTGTGCACGTGCTACGCCTTCAATCAGCATAGGCATCAAGTTAATCAGAACTTGCTCGTCGACATCGTTGTCCATAAAGGTGCTTGAGATCAAACGGAATGCGTTCAAGATTACTTGCTTAGGACGGTAGGTGCTGTTAGATGCGCCACGATTTTCCAAATTACCAGAAGTTGCTGCACTTGAAGAGAAAGTAGCAGGTTCAACATCTACGGAAATCGGCAGCACAGTTGCTCCACCGTTCACAGGGATTTCACGGAACAATTGAGCTACTTTCAGCTCATTTTGAATTTCCTTCTCGATAAGAGATGAAACTTCTTGGTCAATATCGCCAGCGTTAGTTGCGTAGTCGATACCAGCCTTCTCTTGAAGGTCACGGCCATACTGAGTATCCCAACCCTTACGAGTCATTACACCCAACATGTGTGCGTTCAAGAAGTCCTGACCCCACTTAGAAATATCGCTCTTTTCAGCACGATCTGCAAAGACTCGCTTAGAGTCACGCATCTTAGTGATTTCGTCATTCTTCTCGGCCAATTCTTGCTTATACTTAGCAACAATTTCTTCCATGTCAGCATTACGAGCAGTAAGCTCTTTCTGAACATCTTCAAGAAGCCTTTCAGTACCTGATTCAACACCAGTTACTACAGCTTGCTTGACTTCTTCTTCTTGAGCTGCTTTAGCTTCTGCTTCTGCAGCAGCCTTCTCAACAGCTTCTTGTGCTGCAGCTTCTTCAGCAGCTTTAGTCTCGGCTTGTTTCATTGCAATTTTAGCAGCAGTTTCCTCTGCTACCTTCTTAGCAAATGCTTCCAAGTCGACTTCGGGAGTTTTTACCTCTTCCGACATTTTGATCTCCTTTTGAGCTTGCGCTCCGTCCAGTGTGTCACTAGCTACCGATAACTTATCATCTTTAGCCAGAGACTGACTGGCTAGATCTACACGATTGGTGAAAGTTTTTTTGAAATCTTCGTACTCTGCTTCAGAGTCAAAAGACTTCGCCAGAGAAAAAGTAGCTGCTTGATTGCAAGGTACGGATACAACCGAAACTTCAAACAACTCAGCGTCCTTTATCTTATACCCGTCAGTTTCCGATAGATAATCAGCATCCTTGACTCGGAAACCAACAGAAAAGGCTCCAAGGACACCGTCTTTAACTAAGTCACACACGCTTTCGGGTGCGGACTTACTAATTTTTGCTTCTAGTTCGAGACCATTTGGAGTTACTTTCAACCCCGTGGCTCGACCTATTGGCTTATTATAATCATGGTTAAAAAGAATAATTGGATTATTTTCAAAATTCTTTAAGCCACCTTTTGCCCAGGCATCAGGAGAAATAGTATCTCCGGCACGATCAAAGTCATTCGTGCTTGCCATACCTCGAATCATCACACTCCCATCTTCGACTTCATGTGATTTGAAAGTAGAGGTTAGATTAAATATTTTATTCATCTTCTTCCTTCCCTTCTGATGCTTTAGCTAGGGCAGCTAAGGGATCAGGCTTGGCACAGTCGCAGTCAGGTCCACAGTCACACTCTGGATCTCCACAGACTTCACAAGGTTCTTCAGCTTTAACTGAGTCCTCTTCTTTTTCGCCATGTAGTTGTGCCCAAATATCTGGATGATCTCTCTCAATAAATCCTACGAGTCGAGACCAACTTCCAAATAAATTCATCAAATTACCAGATCGAACTCCTGTCGGCTTAGTAATATTATCAAACTCTTTTTTAGTAAGAACCCTACCTTCTTCAAGCATTGCCATTGCTGCTGCTTGTATAGCCACATCTCTGCGTCGTATGCTACCCATCTTCTTCTCCTTCTTCTGGTCTGCCACCTTCATCAGGATTTGCAGCACTTCCCGCAATGTTGGCAGGTACTCTTACATCATCCTGTCCTTCAACAGGGTCAAATCCTAGATGTTCTCTAGCTTCATTTGCAGATATTATACCACCATTAACTAAAGCTGTATAATACTGAGATTGATCTCTCATCTCGGGCTGCAATGCAGGAACATCCGTTACGTCTTCTTTTAGTTCAAATCCAAAATATCTTTCAAACGCATAGTGCATTTTCTTCACTATAGGTAATACTGTCTCTAAATAATACATTCGCATATTTGGTCGAATGTTTGCATTATTGCCTGAGTCAAGTAAGATTGGTGGTATACCCAGTGCTTTTAAAATAATCTTTTCATTTTCTGAAATAGCTGCTTGAAAGTCTAGTTCTCTAAAGTTTGTATTTGAGATACTATCTATTTCTATACCACCATCTAGTATTAACGGGCGTCGTCCACCTGAATCTGGTCGATAACGGAGCGTCCAGGATTGTATCATTCGCTCTTTTATTTTTTCACTTAGTGTATTAGGACTTTTAAGTACTAATCCTGGAACTGCTCCGTTTTTGAAAAAGTTATCTTGAAACTGTCTCATATTCTGCATTAGAATCATAGTTCTGAGTGCAGGCTTCAATCTAGAAATACCTCGATAAATTGAATAAAAAGAGTTGTCTTTGATATGAATAATTTCGGAGGGCTTATAGTCTACAGACTCATTAAAAGTAAATTTTTCAATGTAAGTAGTTTTACTTGAATGAATATTTACTTTGTTAGCAGGAAGATGATATAGATGAACCCCATCAAAATAAACAAAA